ATTACATCCTGGGCACGTCCAAGTCTTCGGAACCACTTTAATTGGCACCGCCTTCTCTTCATTGACACTTACATCAACTGGAGGAGGATTTTTGATCTCACTGATTAGTGGATAAGCACAAGCAGCGGGAACAGATGAAGCCAACAAAAGTGGCAGAAGTTTTTTGAACATTTAATTAATTGAACTCAACATCCGTTACAGGAATTTAACTCCTCCTACGGCTCAAATGTGTATCGGTTTCATTGAAAACACTACGGTATTCTTCATACATGGCTACCGCATCTGCGATCCTACCATCGTTGACCAATTCATGCAAGCGATCAACCAAAGAGTCCCTAACCATATCTTCATGAGTCATGTAGTGTTCCATTGAAGTAATCCTTCCTGAAGTAACGACTGAGAACGTTGTTATTATAGTAAGCAGGTTCCCCGTTGTCAAGAGCCTCAGTGAGGACGTTGTTCATGAAAAGCTGACGGGTCTCTTCGTAGTTTACAAATCCCTTAGTGGTGTGGACTGAGAGAATTTCCCTTCTAAAGTTCTCCCTGCCAATGGCAGCGATGTCTTCTTTAAGATTGTCAGAACTTCCATAGTAGTTCTTCCAGTCGCTTTCAGACTTAACTCTCCGATTTTTATTTCTAGGCTTTCGAAACTGCCAGAAGTATTTTCTACCGATGTACTTCTTCCCATTTCTGAGATTCGTAATACAGTAGACAAAGCCGTAGAGCCCGCCAATATCGTCAGACTCAAAGCACTTACCATTGTACATCCAAGGGTTAGTATAGGAGCATGTTTCAGGAGTAGTTCCCCCCGCGCTCTCATTCGCTCTCTTAGTGTCGTCATTCAATGTAACTCATTAATACACTAAGATATATATGAGCTTCCCTTTGAACCCTGGCAGAGTTAGTTTACCGAGATTTTAGACCCGTGTCAATCCCAGCCTCTTTTAAAAAGTCTTTCCATTTTTTACCATGGGATTCTTTAACTTCCGAATCCTGAGTATGTCCGTTCTCCTTACGGAGCATCCCCGCACGGTCCAGCATGAATCCAGCAGGGATTTTCTTACACTTCTCGTCAGTGTGACACCAATAACTTCCAGCTTTACACTTACCCATCAGTCAAACCTCGAAGTATGTTTTGCCATCGCTGCATCATACTTCTTCTCTTTAGAAGTCTTACCGTGCTTAAGTTTTCTAAGAGTATCGCGACCAACTCTTCTGTTATGAGTCTCTAAAGGAGTTTCCTTAGCACCTTTTACCTTTTTCTTTTGACGAGAACCAGGGAAGTTTTTAGCGTGTGATTTTCCCTCAGGACTCTTACTGATATCCAGTTTAGTACCAGTCTTTTTCTCGTGCTTATCAAGAACTTTCTGGCGATCTTTCTTTGCCTCAAGAGACTTGGAAGCCTGCTTAGCACGAATCTCAACACCTACACGGTGTTCATCTTTCTTACCTTCCTTAGCAGCGCGAGTTGCTTCCTTAATAGTATTTGCGGAAGACCACAGATTGTTTTCCTTAATATAAGTATCTACTAACTCTTCTTTCTCCCACTTAGAAATATCATATCCCTGTTCGTGCAAAGACTCGATCCAGGATTCATACTTCTCTAGATGGTATTCCAGAAGATCTTCCTTATAATTCTCATACTGTTCTCTATATCTACCCTTCTTCTCTGGTAACTTGTCATGTTTTGTACCAGCAAAATCTTTTGCATCCTTCTTAGTCATCGATGCAGCAGCAGCTGCAACTTCGGGTGATGGTGCAGCCTTACCTTTCTTTGTAGCGTAGACCATACCCATGAATCTCTGCTGAGCTTTACTTACCGCAGCTTCCTTAACCTCAGAAGGACACTTCTTTTTTCCATGGAGGGGACACTCTTCACCCTCAATGTTATGAGCACAAGTCTTTTCTTCTTTCGAAAACTCTTTATAGAATGCATCTGCTTCTCCATGTCTACCTTCTTTGGTAGACTTCTTACTCATGTCAAGCAGTTGTTTTTTAGAGTACTTATGTCCTTTCAGTACAGACGACATTTCAGAGGATGACATTCCTTTCTCTATAACAAAATCTTGAACCTCAACAAAAGATTCACCATCAGCGTTTTCCACTGTGGAATATAATGTCTTGTATGCCTCGGATAAACCTTTTCCTATATCGTGGTTCATGTTAAAATCATACTCCTACATACGTATTTATTAGATCAATAAATAGAAGAAAGGGACCTTATCATAAGAACTTAAATGGCTAGACAGGGAATTTTCACTGGATTTACGCCGAATGATGGTCTGGGAGATTCCCTCGCATCAGGTGCTGTAAAAGTAAACGCCAACTTCCAAGAGATTTATGATGCTTTTGGTGATGGAAATAACCTGTCTCCAGGAGCAGGTGCTGGCGGTACATGGTCAAAGGCAAATACATACGGAATTAGTACAAGTAAGTACGTAGGCATTGGAACTGACTTGCCTACATCTCAACTACATGTTGTTGGCAACTCACTCCTACAAGGTATCACCACTGGTACATTTGTTGGTGATGGATCTGGACTAACAGGCGTTACTGCAACTGGAGATGGCGTTATCTTAAAAGATAACGGAGTACAAAGAGGTGTAGCTCAAACTCTAAACTTCGGTGACAGATTAAACGTCAGTAACGTCTTCCAGGGTGACGTAGATATTACTGTTGCAGATTACGTTTCATATGCAACTAATGCAGGATTCGCAACCTATGCACCAGTCGCTGGTATTGCAACACTCGCAGACAATGCGACAACCGCAGGTGTAGCAACATATGCACCTCTGGCAGGTATCGCAACGTTTGCAACAACCGCAGGAATCGTAACCTATGCAGGTGCGTCTGGTGTCGCAACTAATGCAGGTGTTGCTGAGTACGCAAAACTGGCAGGTGTATCTACTTATGCAGTAACAGCTGGAGTTTCTACACTAGCTGGTTATGCAACTTCTACTGGAATTTCTACAGTAGCAAGAAACTTGACTGGTAATCCATCTATTACCATCGAGAACATCAATTCCATCACTGGTATTGTTACGGTTCCTGGTCAAGGCAGTAAGATGCGCTTTGACTTCGACTCCGTTGCCGACCTACCCCCTGCAGTGCAGTGGAGAGGTATGTTCGCTTATGCAAATAACACCAAGTCACCATACGTATCTTTTGGAACAACCAACGGTGGATACCAGGGGTGGAGAAGACTCCTAGCCGAAGACATCTACGGTAACTATGAGACTACAGGTGTTATTACTGCAACTAGATTTGCTGGTGATGCATCTGGATTGTATAACCTACCATCAACCGATGCGATCTGGAGATCCAATCCAACTGGTATCGTTACGGCATCGAACGTAGGTATCGGAACAACAAATGCAGAAGAGAAGTTAGTTGTACTAGGAAACTTCCTACTCAAAGGAAGAATCGTTGGTGCTGCAACCACTAACATTCTACCTTTCCTCTATGCAACGTATGCAGATCTACCAAGTGCATCCGATTATCACGGTGCATTCGCTCATGTCCATGAGACAGGTAAGGCATATTATGCACACAGTAATGCATGGGTAGAACTAGTCAACGTAAGTGCAGGTGGTACTGTAGGTACAGGAACCGAAACTTACAACGTTGGACACTTCCAGGCAGACCAAGCAAATATCCTAGGTGTTGTAACTGCAACCAATTTTGTTGGTGACGGTTCTGGTTTAACTGGAATCACCGCTTCTGGAACTGGTATTGAAATCAAGGATGAGGGTAGTGTAGTTGGTACTGCAGGAACCATCAACTTCGTTGGCAGTGCAGTCACAACCACATTCGGTTCAGGAATCGCAACCGTAACCATCAGTGGATCTGGAGGCGGTGCTGGTGTACTGAACGATCTGTCTGATGTTGTTACCAGTGGTGTTCAACTTAATAACTATTTAAGATATAATGGATCTGTATGGACTCCAGTTGCAGGTATCAGCACACAGAATGCTGATAATGTAAGACTAAACTTCGGTACGTCGGACGATCTCAGAATATATCATGACGGAACTAATAGTTGGATCACAGATTCTGGATCTGGTTCTCTATTCCTAGATGGAAGTGATGTTTTCCTTCAGAATGGAG